AGGGTCGGAGCAGCCGTAGGCGCGAGAGTCGGTGCGGATGTGGTCTTTAGTGTAAAGGTAACAGTTGGAGCGAGCGTTGGAGCGAGGGTCGGAGCGAGCGTTGGAGCGAGGGTCGGAGCAGCCGTAGGCGCGAGAGTCGGTGCGAGAGTCGGTGCGAGGGTAGGCGCGGATGTGGTCTTTAACGTAAAGGTAGCAGTTGGAGCGAGCGTTGGAGCGAGAGTCGGAGCAAGCGTCGGAGCAAGCGTCGGAGCAAGCGTCGGAGCAACCGTAGGCGCGAGGGTCGGAGCAAGCGTCGGAGCAACCGTAGGCGCGAGAGTCGGAGCAAGCGTCGGAGCAGCCGTAGGCGCGAGAGTCGGTGCGAGCGTCGGTGCGGTTGTAGTCTTTAGCGTAAACGTGCTAGTAGGTGTGGGCGTAGGTTCCGGTATAACCTGCGGAACAACCTGTGGAATAACTTGCGGGACAACCTGAGTTGTGGTCGTCGGTGTGATCTGCGGCGTAGCCGTTGACGTTATCTGCGGCGTAGCCGTCGGCGTGACCTGCGGCGTAGTCGTCGGCGTAACTTGCGGAGTTACTTTTAGCGTGGTAGTGCTGGTAGGCGTGACTGCTGGCGCGGTTGTAACTGTCGGCGCGGTTGTAACCCCCGGGAGCCACGTAGGCGTTTCTGGAAACACAAATCCATAGATATCCAGCATCTCTTGCTCAGAGAGATATCCATACGGAGTAAGCCGCTTACCAGTGATTACTATTTGTTGAACGTCTGGAGAAACGGTAACAGTGGGGGCCACAGTGACTGTGGGTGTATCCGTAGCCGCACCGGGGATAGTGGCAGCGGCGGTAAGCCCTAATGCAGTAGCTATGTACTGCATCAACGGATTGCTTGATTGCAGGACCAACGCTTTGAACCGTGGGTCATTTGCCGCCATGCGAGCAATAGCAGGCATGGCAGTTTCCACTGCCTCGATAGCTAACGGCACACCTCGGGACAGCGCTGCTCCCGCCAACGCGGGTAATGCAGCAACATCAGTTCCCGGCGCTGTATCTTGAATAACCCGGTTTACATACCGGTTCAACTCCTCCTCAGTCGTTGGAGTTGGTAGTTGATCAAGCGGAGTCTGTTGATAGGTAAACGCATCGAGAAGAGCGTTGTAAGCCGACTGCGCGGTCGGCGTAGGTGTAGGCTGTGGTACATCTTGCGACCGAGAGGGGTCAGCATACGCAGCCGAAACCGTTTTACCCATCTGGTACTTGTCGAGTTCAGAGCCGAACCCCTGCATAGCCGACATGATTGCCGACTGATTGCCAGACTCGGCAGCAGATACAAGACGTGCAGCAGACGCCGCCAACCCAAGCTCAGGGCTGTTTATAAAGTTGTTTGCCCCGGCAAGAATTTGAGAAAGATTTCCAGACTCGATACCCCGTGCGATACCAATCGCCGCGCTAATATCTTGCGCAGACAGACCTGTAGACTGCAACGCGCCAGTAGCCCCCGTGGTAAGAGCCCCAGTAGCCGCAGAGGACAGGACGTTGCCAAAATTCCCGGTCGCCAATGCGCTCGGCAGTGCACCCGCTGCACCAGTAATGGCCCCCTGAGCGGCTTTTCCAAGCACGTCACTACCTGTCTGACTCGCAATCTGAGCACCGGCAGACCTAGCAAAGTCCCCCACTGCAGTAACTGCGGCTTGACTCAACCCAGTAGCAGCGGCGGCGGTTAGCGCATCCTCAAGATTCCCACCTTGGGCTACTGTGAGTGCCGCGTTGATAGCTGCGTTACCGATTGCAGTGGCGGTAGCCCCAGATGCTCCGAGCGCAGTACCAATGCTCCCTGCCAAGGGGCCGAGCGCACCAGCGCTCATGGCAGTCATGATCAACGGGGCAAAGTCTGTGGCGGCTGTTTCTATAGCCCCACCAAGAGTACTGAAGAAGTCACCGAAGAACCCGCGAGAACCTTCCTTAAACTGACCTGTACCGGTTACTCGCCCTGTGGCACGGTCAATGACCTCATAAGTTTGCCCCGGAGCAGTTTGGCCTTCTTTGTATCTATAAACATACTCCACAGGCCCTGGCGCTTCACTAGTTTCTGCGCTTACAGGCTGTGAATATATTGGCTGATAAATATACTCACCAACACGCCTGACGTCATATTCTTGGTCCCCCCACGGAGCCCATGCGGGGGTAGTTGCGGTAGGGAGCGTAAACGTAGGGGCCGTAGTAGATGTAAATGTCGGAGCAGGAGCAGTCGGAGCAGGAAGTGTAAACGTCGGAGTCGGAGTTGGGGTTGGAGTAAGGGAAGATATCCTTACAAACCTACCATCTATAACAGTTTCCCCCCAAGATGCCATAGCCTCAGCATCTTTGGAATTCCACCAACGCCCGTTGTACCAAGCATAAGAACCATCTCCATAAGAACCCGTAGCACCAGGGTCAGTAGGAGGGGTTACGGACGCATTAGTAAAAACGGAAGAGGTAGTGGGGGCAGTGGGGGCAGGAAGTGTAAACGTCGGAGCAGGAGTAGTCGGAGCAGGAGCAGTCGGAGCAGGAGCAGTCGGAGCAGGAGCAGTCGGAGCAGGAGCAGTCGGAGCAGGAGCAGTCGGAGCAGGAGCAGTCGGAGCAGTCGGAGCAGGAGCAGTCGGAGTCGGGGCAAGCGAGGCAATTCTTACGAAGTTGCCATTCACAACAGTTTCGCCCCAAGACGCCATAGCTTCTGCGTCTTTGGAATTCCACCAACGCCCGTTGTACCAAGCGTATGAACCGTCTCCATAGGAACCCTTAGCATCAGGATTGCTAGGAGGGGTTGTAAACCAATCAGTAAAAACCCCAGGGCTTGCAGGAGGCGGTGGAGGGGGTGGAGGAGCAGGAGCGCCTACAAAGTCTGCAGAACCAGGGAGTGGCCCCGGAAGAGATACGGTAGTACCAGCCGCAAGTGTAGGCGCAAGTGTAGGCGCAAGTGTAGGTGCAAGCGTAGCAGTGGGGGCTAACGTAGCGGTAGGAGCGCCAATCGTGTATCCATATTGCCGCATCCAATCAATATCAGCAGTTGGGTCTGCAGCAAGGATTTGTTCTGGTGTAATTTGATTTTGATTAAACCAACCGATCTTTTCCGCTGGGTCATCATAGTCCCCACCGGCTACTCCCCATCCCGTAGGTAAATTAACTGCAGGTAGCAGGGACGCTATGCCACTAGGGCTGTCAGCGTCTTGGTATTGCTGTTCAAGCTCCTGCTCAGTCTGAAGACGATAAACCATTACGTCAGATCCCAGAATGAGAGGCTACCGATGGCATTGTGAGTGCCAGACAGCGTGCGGACGGCCAGCGTGTAAATGTCCGAAGTGCCAGAGATGGTTGCGCCAAGCTGCAGATCCCAGTTGTAATCCCCAATCCCGATAGCAGTACCATTAGCAAGGTTGCTGGACAGAACGAACTGTTGCTGCACGATGGTCCCGCCTGTATACGATGTGGCCGAGAGGTCTTGCTCCACGTTGCTGGAATCTGATGCTACCCAGGATGCCCCGGTCAGTGTGGGGTTCTTGACCAGCACAATTTCAAAAGTCGTGGCCGACGTGGCCGTGGGCAGCACCGAGTATCCATCAGGAATCACCACAGCGCCAGTCCTGCCTGAGGCAAGGCGCAAAGAAACCAGCGGGACAAAGGTCGTGGAAATGCTTGTGTTGGCAGCGGTCATTCGCGCCACGTTCAAGGCTACCTTCTTCTCGTAGCCGCCTTCAGAAATCACCGTGGAGCAAATCTGTTTAAGCGTGCTGCTGGAAGCTGCAGCACCTACGTTTTCAATCTCATAGCGCACCGGCAAAATCGCGGTGGTCATGTAAACAGACGACAAACTGTTTGCATTTAGAAACGTGTGGCAGATGATGTACTGCCCGTCGATCACAAAACCCACCCGCACTGAGCCCACACCCAGCCATTCAAAGTCTTGCCAGAGGATCTGTGCTTTGGTGAGATCAAGGGTATACCCTGAGTCTCCAGTGCCATCAAGTTTGTCGCCGTTCCAACTTGACTGAGAAACTGCCGTATCCACCGCTGCGCCAGAGGTGTATGTGCGCCTGACGATGTTGACGGTTGTGCCGTTGCGCTCAAGGAAGACACCGTTTTGAGTGTTGAAGTACCCAACCCGAGTGCGGACGTTGGCCTTGGCCGTGTCCATCACGAAGGTGTTGAGCGACAGCAGGCCCTTCCCAGGCTGGTACGAGAACGAACGGTAAGTCTGCCGCACCACCGAGCTACCTGAGCTTGTCGTGACATTGAGCAGCACCGTGCTGGCGTTGGCGTCATAGGTCACTGTCCCGCCAGTAGCGGTAGTTTCATCAAACAGGTCGTTCTTGGCGTAGCGGTTTTGGGAGTCAAACAGCGTGTATGGCCCACTGGTGCGTAAACGCCCAAAGGCATCTGTGTTGGTGCCACCAATGGAAATTGGAACAGCGCTTCCTGTTGTAGTCACGATCTGTCCTAGCAGTTGGTCAAGTTGGTTGAAGTACAGCCGCAGAATGTTTATTAGGTTATCAAAGTAAACTCGGTCGTACTCCGTTGTCGGCTTTGGCAGCGCGGGAGCAACAAACCGTTTAACAATCGTAGACCATATAGTCATGATTTACGCCCATCTGGTCTTATGTCCAGACGGCATGCCCCCAACTGCCACTGCACCCCCAACCCTTCAGAAGAAACCTTTAATGACATTTGCCTGCCCCGAACCCGTGTATTTACTTGCTGTGTAAACTGCTCAATAGGCACGGTTGCGCTCCGAGTTATGGCAGCATTATTGGTTCCTGCGACAGAAGCTGGCGAGTTATACCCTGATCCGGAATTTTGGAGCGGCAGCAGGGTAAGCGTAGCACTGGGGGACGCAGCAGATGAACCCCGAAAAGTTATGTCTGGCAGCACCCGCCACACAAAACCAAAACGATCCCCGTCGTCAATATCAAATTCAGAAGATGTAATATATGCAGCTATAGGTGCTGGGGTGCCAGTTAGATTGTCGTCTACGCCAAACTCGTGATAGACAAGTTTATTGCTGGTAGCTGCAATAGGATAATCGCTCGTTACATTTGCATCAATCCAAGCATTGCGGTTCATTGTTCCGTAGTACCAAGCCTTTTCGGCGTAGTTATAAACTACATATTTGTCGATGGCTGTGCTGTTTGCAGAACAGTAAAACCACCAAACTTCGTTGAACTGTTCAACGGTAGAGGCAAATACTTGTTGGTTTTGATCATAATTAAAGTCACTAAAAATGTACTGGCGAACGTCACAATCAAGCGTGTTTACACGCCCATCGTAAATGTAAAACTTTTCTTGCCCCATCCAATACGTCACCCCTGCTGCAACGGCCCATGCACGGTCACTAAAAATAGAAACGTTATCTGTAAGAAGCTGAGACCCCCACACAATTGGGGGGCCAAGGTACTGCAGTGAGTACAAGGATGTATCGGTCCAAACCAGTATTTCTTGTCGCACCTGCCCGACTGCAACAATTTCTGATCCGTGGGACAAGCGCAAACTACCTGCTTGATTTGTAGCAGCAGGGGTCCAATTGACCGCACTTTCTTGATCCGACCAGCGAATCAACATAGGGTCTTGAGTAGATGTGCCGTAATCATTACAACCGAATGCCAACACAAAGCGTGAAGCGTCCGAGACCAGCATGTGGTTTTGTATCACCGGAACTTCTGTGGCTCCAGATAAAGAACTGAGTGAAACGCCACGATTAAGCAGTCCGCTTGAAGCGTCCCAATAATAAAGCCCCCCGCCAATAGGGCCAAAAATAAGGTCTTCACCAAAGTTTTGGTGGTTCCATACACGGAACTCTGATACGTTAGTACTACCAGACCCCCAAGTACCTCCACCCCAAGTGCCTGTACCCCAACCAGAAAGTGGATACTGTATTTCCCCCCCGGTGTTTACTTGATACGCAACAGTAACAGTGCCGCCACCACCGGGTGGGTTAAGAACCGTAGACCCTGCGTTACTCCCAGCGTTAATAGTATATGTATTAGCGTCGACAACAGTAATTACGTATTCGCCAGAAATAGTCAGTCCACCAACGGGGGACGCCCCCGTGTACGTGACATAGTCACCAGACAATGCGCCGTGAGTTGGGTCTGTAACTGTGACTATTGGAGACCCGGATGATGTAGCAAAAGGATTTGTGAGGACAACTGATCTGCGGATGGGTGTGATATCATAGTAAACATTACCAAAAGCAATGTAATACTTTAAGTTTGTGCCTACCCCCAACAAACCCGAATACGAAAAGGTGGACCAAGGCCATAAAGCACGACAGACGCCTAAGTAAGTACTTGCGGAATACTGCTGCCACCCGCCAATTTTTTCAGGCGTACCTTGACGAAAACGAATTTTGTCCCCGTCATACCAACCGCCTTCGTTGGTATACCGTGTGTTCTCCCGGTTAACCCCAGGCTTTGGCAACACTTTCTTGAGTGGCATATTTACCCCAGCAGCGCCGCCTCTGCGGCTCTACGCTTGACCAGACCGGGCAGTACACGCCCGCCACCGCGCACCCACTTCATCAACTCGGCCTGTGCGCCGCCTACATCGTCGGCGTTGATTCTCCGGCGCAACGTGCTCCCTTGCAAGGCTCCAGTGCCACAGTTGAACGCAAAGTCCAAGATGGCTGCGGTGGCTTTGTCCCCCCAATCCTTGAGGCCGGGGCATAACGCTTTGACTCTAGGCAGGCAGTGGTTCAGTTCCCACTCTAGTAGCGCCAGCGCTCTCTCACGAGTGATCGCAGGGTCAGCAAGCGTAACACGCGCACCCGATTCGTAGAAGGTGGAGCCAACACCAATTGTCGGAACATTGGCTGGGCAAAGGTATGGCTTGAGGTACATCCCCTCAAAGACGAGACATAGGTCTCGCGCAACCTGTACAGCCTTATTTTCCACGCTTGCCCAGACTCCGGTCTGCAAAGAAAAAACCCAGCACCGTCCCCGCCAACGTGATGTCCCACTCCTGCATCAGCCAGTTCTGAGAGTTGAGCTTCAGAATCCAGAGTACCAGCGCAATGGTGGCAGCAGACGGGCGAATGATGCCGTTCCAGACGTCCACAATCGCCCAGCCTGTGGGCTTGAAGGCGTTTTCCATTGCCTTCACAAAGGCATCAGCTTCTGCCGTAGCCACATCTGCCTCGGCTTTAGCCTCTACCGTTTTGATGCCCAGTTCACTCTGAAGGCGCAGCATCTCCTGAGTACGCTGATGTTGGGCAGCGTCAAGATCAGCTTGCAAGCGTAAGCGATCAATCTCAAACTTGTGGTCCTGCTTTTTGTTGTACCAAGCACTGACCTCACCCCACACCATGCGGAATACGGAGCCACCCAAAAAAGAAAACAGGGCTTCAATCATGTTGGTCCCTCAGAAAAACGCCAACAAGTTACCTTGGCTACTTGGGAAATTAAACGTCCAGTTCACATTGTTGCCCGCGTTTGTTGAGTTGACCGCGTAAAACGTGTTTGCTGGGGACGCGTTTGAATCCTTAACAGATACGAAATTTGAAACAGTCAAACCACCACCAGCTTTGGTCAAGTTAAACCTGCTACCTGCAGATGCGCTAATAATGGTAATGATATTACCCGCCGTGCCGTTTACACTCCAATTTGTAACTGTTGTAGTCTGACCATTCGTAAACCGCAATGTATAAGCGTTGGATTTAGTACTGGAGATAGTATTAAACGTGTTGTTGCCGGTAATTGCAACTGTTGAAGCGCCGGTGGAACCACTTACCAAAAACCCGTAATAAGTTTGGCCCCCACCGGCAAAAGTATATGTTGACGCTGCAGAAGCGGCAATTTCAATCGTAGAAGTTTCAGTAAACAGTGACCCGCTAACGTAACTCCAGCAAGTACCAGAATTGGTCAACCGCCAAGTGCCCGAACCCATGTAAACGGTTAAGCTATCCCAATAAAAGGTATTGAGGTTAACATCAACATAAGCACAAGTAACATTTTTACCGTTAGCTACAAAAACTCCACCGTTCAAAAGTAAGTTTGATACTAAGGATAAATCCCCAGCCAACGTATAATTACCACCAATGTAAGCGTAGTATATTTGCTTGGTGGCTGTGTTTATTGTATTAGACCCCGCACCAAGAAATAGTATTTGGTAAGTGTTGTGTGTAAAAGTTAACGCAGGGCTAAGAATAAAACTCTTGTATACATTTATAGGGGCTGGCAGTGTTAGCACCCTAGCTCCACAGGCGGAAGCGTCTACACCCCCTATATTTGATACATTAAATGTGTATGTACCGGGGCCGGTGGAGGCATCAAAAACAGCCGTATCCTGTGGGAGCGGTACAGAAGCACCTGTCGCGCCACCAGACGTGGTGGACCATACTGCAGTGCTCGACCAATTTCCTGGGGCGACTGCGTAACGAGTAACTGGGGCGGGGAAATTGATGTCCGAGTTATTACCTAAGTCGCCCGCCCGTTGTGTAGTTAACGCCCAAGGCACTGCAGCACCGTTGGCGTCAATGTCCCTAAAATCAGTATCCTGTATTGACACTGTTGCGGCGTTTATACCTCGTTGAACATTACGCAAATTGCTGTAAATAAAATTCCTGTTTTGAACGCTCGTGCCGTTGCTTGTGAAAGTGCCGGATACGGTGATATTTGCAGACAAAGATACTTGTGCAGAGCTAGTTATTGGAGCAATCTTTAAATTAGTAAATACAGAATTTGCTGCAAAATTTACGTTAGTTTGTGCTCCGTATATTTCAAAATTATAGTACGTTGCTGCGAAAGAAAATGTTGCGGTAGCAAACGAAGATGTGCCTAAGGGGTCTATCTTTATAGTGGACGTCCCCGCGTTAAGGGTACCACCAAAAATAACCCATGATAGTGCTATAATAGTAGAAGCACCGCAAGTTAGTGTACCGCCAGACAAAGTTATAGAGCTGTTTACAGTAACGTTTTTACTGTTGGTATCAAGGGTTCCTGAATATACTCCTATATTGTCACAAACTAACGCATCTTGGAGTATCCATCCACCCCCGGTAGTATTAAAGGTAAGGCTAGAACCAGTAAGTGTTTTTCCGTTTGTGGTAACTGTCTTTCCTGTAGTGGCACCATTAAAAGTCATGGCACCGCCGTTCCATGTCATGGCGGCGACAACAGTTAAGTTTCCATAAATAGTAATTGGGTAATTGACAGCAGACCACGTACCAGTAAAACCCGTAAAGTTTAGGTTATTGCACTCCCCAATTGCGTTAAGAGTAACGGTTACCGCACCTGAATTAGCGTCAAAAAATACGTTGTCGGCTGAAGTAGGAACCGAAGCGCCGCCAGCGCCACCTGAAGTAGTAGCCCATTTAGTACCTGCGGTCCCATCCCAGTTGGCAGTGCCACCAACCCAATAACGGTCTGCCATTTAAGTCTCCGAGGCGATGCCAACTACGTCCCAGTACCCAGCATCCGAGTTGTATATGCAGCCGACGTAGATAGTCTTGTTGATCGTGGTGGTTGTAGGCAGCACCGTACCAATCACTCTATACCCACCAGCCGTAGTTGTCCACGATATTGTTCTGGAAGTCCCGTTATCCTTGATACGCAAGATCAACTTCTGCCCGTTAACAGGCGTGCCTGATGGTGCAGCAATCGTGGGATTGGTCGCTAGCGCAGTAACTGTGTAGACGTCACAAGTATCCGCAGTGGGGGTGATCGTAGTCGCACTTGCAATCGTGTCAACGCGGGGGTTGACCCTTTTGTTTGTCAGCGTTTCTGTCCCCGCCAAGGTAGCTAGTGTTCCCGTAGTGGGCAACGTAACTGACGTAGTGTTTGTCGCTGTCAGCGTTACGCCAAAAGCTCCCACAGTGGTAAACGCCGACGCAAAGGTTGCGTTCCCCCCAAGAGACAACGTATATCCACCAATCGTGAAGCTGCTTAGATTAGTGATGGCGTCTACAACATTGGTGCCGTTGCAGTACAGCGCCATCGTCTTGCCGTTAGGTACGCTGATCCCTGAGCCCGCCAATGTCTTTAGAGTCAGTGCGTGACCCCCGGTGACGTTGTTGAACAGGAAGTAGAGCTTACTAACCGCAGGGCAAATGATGTTTCGTGCCGCACCGGGAGACCCCGACGCCGAAATGAACATCTTCCGGGCTTCATTTGTGGCCCCATCCGTATTTGTAAGTGTGTAGTCTGCACCGCCTACCGTAATACTGGCTGTCCCGGCCACAGCGTCATCCACTAGCTGCGTAATGCCGGTATTGACGATGTTCCCCCAGGTGCCTGAATTCTCCCCCGTGGCTGGAAGTGTTAGTTTGAGAGACGTGGTATAGGTTGACGGCATGATTTACCTTACGCGAAGCGAAGAAGCGCCGTGGTGGCAGTGGGCGCAGGAAGCTGCACTGTGAAGTTTGGACCCGCAATCTTGTCGGCACCGAAATCCAGAACTGCGATGGCGCGGTTGGCTTTGGAGGTGTTGTAAATCAGCGCTCCACGGGCCGTGAAGCTCACGCCAGTCCAGGCAGGGTTGTCAAACGTACAGTAGGCAGTTGTGCCAGAGAGCAGAACTTGCACGTTCGTGAGAATCACGCCACCTGCGGTGTAGTTCGTACCAGAGACCTCACCTGTAATGGTGTAAACCGTAGTATCAGCACCAAGAGAAGCGGCGCTCGTATAGAGCGCCATCTTCAGAACGTCGGTATCCAGATCATGGATGCCTAGCCATGACTCCTGTTTGAACGAAGAGCATAGCGTTTGCGCCAAGGCCATTTA